TATCTCGGTGATCAATGGAATGAGTCCGAGAAGGGCTATCTAAAAGAAGAAGGCCGTAACGCCTACGTCTATAACTACTGTCAAAGAAATATACACTTAAATTCAGGCTACCAGAGAAAGAACCGATTAGGTTTTGGGATTGATCCGCAGCAAGCAGGCGATGAGCAATTTAGTGACTACGCGCAAGATGCTTTAATATGGCAAGCAAATAAATGTGATTTCTATCATAAGTTTTCGGATGGTTTTGAAGATGCTTCTATAACAGGTTTTTCCCTTATGTCCTTTGGTATTGACTACTCAAGGGATCTTATCAACGGGCGTATCTACTGCGATGTGGAGCCCTTTCAGTCAGTGGTTTTAGACCCTTTATTTACTAAAATAGACCTTAGTGACTGTCGGTATATGATCAAGAGGCAATATATCAGCAAAGAGAAGGCTAAGGCATTACTACCGAGTGCTAAGAAAAAGATAGAAGACGTTAAGACTGGAAGGATTGATAACAAGTTTGACTATATGAGTTTCTCAAGAAACCGTATGGATGAGCGGGATATTGTAGCCTATGACGAATACTATAAGCGTACAGAGCAGAAAGTATATGTTGTTACGCATGCTGTAACTGGTGAGACACAGACCTTTAGAGGCTCAAGAAAAGAGCTTAACGAGCTAATAGGTGCTGACCCATTCATTGAAGTAGCGGAAAACTTCGAGCCTACTGTTGAGTATCATGTCTTTGTACAGGGTGAACTTATGTATAGTGGAGTTGATCCACTTGGTATAGGGGATTTCCCTTGTGTGCCTATTCTATGGGTATACAAGCCTCAATTCGATGATTACGCATATAAAATGCAAGGTATGATTCGATCTATCAGAGATCCCCAAAGCGAATACAACAGAAAGCGATCTAAGATTGCGGATATTCTAGACTCGCAAGTATCTGTAGGGTGGGTAGTAGAAAAAGGCGCTGTAGTTAACCAAGACGATCTATTTAAGACTGGTCAAGGCCAAGTAATTGAAACTGAGATAGGAAAACTTGGAGCTATCAGAGAGAAACAAAGCGTTGATATGCCCGCTGGACTAGTTAACCTGGTCGCACAGCTAACAACAGATCTTATCCAGATCCCTGGACTAAACGAAGAAGCTTTAGGAGTTGCCGAGGGTGGTAACACGGAAGTATCTGGAACACTTGCCAAGCAGAGAGCAGCCAATAGCATTACAGTTTTCCAGACTGTATACGACAAACTAGCTCAATCTCAAAAAGAGTGTGCTAGCAAGATCTTAAAGATAATGTTAACCAACTATACCCCTGAGATGTGGCAGAAAATCACTGGTAAGCCGATGCCTGAGGGCCTAACAACTGATAAAGTCTTTGATTTTGATATTGTTGTTAAGGAAACACTTCTAACGGATTCACAGAAAAATCTAGCTTACTTCCAAGCTCTTGAAGCTATGAAAGCAGGTATTAACGTACCACAACAATACTTAATAGAGCAGATGCCAATGGCTGATAAGACACATCTATTAGAGATGTACCAACAGGAAGCACAGCAGGCACAAGAAGTACAACAGAAACAAGAACAATTACAGATGATGGAGCTAGAAGCCAAGATAGGATTAGTTAACGCCCAGGCTATAGCCGATAAGGGACTAGGATTAGAACGAGTTTCAAGGATAGAAGAAAATCAAATGTTAGCCGTCGAAAGACGAGCTACTGCAATAAAAGATCTAGAATCTGCCGCACTAGACAAGATCAAAGCAGTTAAAGAGATCCAAGGCATAGATCTAGCACATATTCAAGCAGCTTTAGAAATAATCGAAAAACTAAAGATGGAGGAACGTGAACAAGCACAAGATTTGGCAAATACTCCGCAGAATCAAGCGGTTTCTCAAGAAAATGTACAAGAACCTACCACCCAAAATACGGGGATTTAATAATGTTAATACTTCCAAAACACCTCCAAGAAGAAATAGAAGACACAAAGCGTGAAGAGGGTAAGAAGTTTGTTAAAGATAGGATAATGCAGGTAGCACATGCCTATTACAGCAAGTTTAAAGAGATAAAAGAATTATGGATTCTCTTTGCAGCGAAAAAAGATTTCATCACCGGAAAAATAAATGTGATGATCCGAGCAGCAGACAAACCACGAAAACATGAGATCGACACACCAATACAAGGCTGTCAACTATGGTATACGAACCAAGTTACAGGCGATGCGTATCCTGAGTGGATACTTCCGCTATCCAAAGCTGGTGCAGTTGATGACATCGAACGTGTAAGTGAAGGGAATCAACTCATTAAAGATTATTTTAGTAAAGCTTCATCAAAGATCGGACGCGATTTATTGACCGGAGAAATAGTAAAACCGTAGGTTCGTCACCTCGCTAATTGAGATATTAGTAACCAGACGTAAAAAGGGGAAAACATGACAGAAGAAGACGTACAAAGCGCTCAAATCGTCGAGGAGCAACCACAGGCAGAAGTAGCTGAAGTCGCCGAACAGCAAGTTAGTGGCCAAGAAATGAATTTCAAGGCTCTTAGAGAGCAAAAGGATAGTTTAGAAAGGCAACTTTACGAGAAAGACCGAATGATTGAAGAGATGAGAAAACCAAAAGAAAGCAAGCAAGGCTTATTCGAAGGTGACAAAGAAGATATCGTCACTAAAGGAGAAGTTGAACATGTTTTCGGTAAATACATTTCTGATATGCAAGGTGATTTTGATCGTAAGCTTGTTCAATCTAAATATCCTGATGCTCAAGATTTAATAAGCAAATATGGAAATGAAGTACCACCTAGAATTGCGAATGCACTGGCTGGCTCTAAAGATTTAGAAGCAGCTATAGACGCCATTAAGATGACACCTAGTTATATCCGAGACCATGCCAAGGAGCATGTTAATGTATCTAAAGCTATGGAGAATTCCAATAGGCCTAAGAGTACGTTAAATGCTGGAAGCTCTGGAGCTGTTAGTAAGGCCTCAAGATATCAATCTATGGATGTAGCTAAAAGAATGGCTTTGCAAGATCGCTTTATTAGGGGGTATGGAGAAAAATAAGGATAAAATATGTCTAACGTAAATACCACCGCTGAAATACCTGACGCAGTTGGTGTATGGTATGGACCTAACCTTTTGGATATTGCTGTTCCTTTGACGATTGCTAATCAATTTGGTCAAATGAAAAGTATACCAAAAAATAGTTCCGAGCGTATCAGATGGTCAAGATACGAAGAATTCGACGAAGCAACAACACCATTAACCGAGGGTGTCGAGCCTGAAGGTCAAATTGTTGATGTTACTAGAATGGATGCCATACTTTCCCAGTATGGGGATTTAGTTGTTATGACAGATGTAGTAGAACTAACAGTATCTGATCCTGTAGCTAATCAAGTTAATAAAAGACTTGGGGAGCAAATGGGTAGAACTTATGACACTCTAACTTTTGATGTCTTAAAAGCTACTGGTTCTATTTACAACTGTTCTAACGGTGGAAACTTAAAAACTCCAACCGAAGTAACACAAGCTGATGTTGATGATATTGTTCAAACATTGATGAACAACAACGCTAAAATGTTTACTGACATCATGGGAGCATCTAACAAAGTTGGTACAGCGCCACTTGATGAAGCGTATTACTGTATGACAAATACAGCGGTTTATAGAGATCTTAAGAATTTAGAATCTTGGGTTCCTATCAACCAATACCCAACACCTGGAATGCGTAAGAATGGTGAAAGAGGATACACAGACAACTTGCGTTGGACTATGTCTTCTAAAACCCCACTTACACTTAATGGTGATTTGGCGACTACTAGCACTGTTTATGACTTTTATGTGACTGGCCAAGATTCCTACGGTATCGTAGATATCTCTGGTGGTAATGTAGAGTCTATATTCACACCTCCTGGTGGAGCTGGAGACAGATTGAAGCAAAAATCTTCTCTAGGTTGGAAAGGATGGCACGCTGCTAAGATTCTAAACGACCTCTTCCTAGTTCGTGGAAGATGCACACTAAATTCATAAGGAGATTAGTATGACACAAACAAGAAAATTTAAATTACAATCAGCTGGAGCAGCTTATAACCTAGATATTGGTTTTGAGCCTACTACTTTAACTGTATGGAATTCTACTAAGTGGGAAACTGATGGTACTAAGGTATTATTCTTTTGGCATAAAGGAATGGCATCTGGTTATTCCCTATCAGAAGTTGCTGATGATACTGCTATTAATAGAGTAATTGATACAACTAACGGATTTACTCCGTATGATACATCTGCTGTTTCTGGTAATTATCAAACAGCATCTGGGATTACAAAAGCAAATCCTGGTGTTGTAACTATTACATCTACTACTGGATGGGAAGCAGGTAATGCTCTTCGTTTTGGTGGATTAACAGAGATGACTGAGTTAAACGTTACTCAGAAACCTATCTATATCAAAGAAATCATTGATGGAACTACTTTTTCAATTTTAGACACAAGTACATATGGTACTGCTGAGACTACTGGCGGAACTGTATATAACTTATCTAAAGTTGTAGAAGCATCTGGATTTAAAGGAATGACATTGGGAACAACTGTAATTGGAGCAAACGACGATATAATTTTTGTTACAGCTACACTTGATGACACATATGTTGACTTAGGTGATATAGCTTAAGTGGTTTATATTTAGGGGGATACGTCCCCCTTTTTTAAGAGGTTTTATGGTTTATAAGAGAAAAATTATAAGAAAGGTGACTCCAGAGCAACAGCTCAAAGCAGATCGCCAAAGAAAAAAGGAAGTTATGGAAGCAAAAGCCGAAGCAGATTCTAAAGAAATGCAAACATGGGCGAAAGCTCGTTTTAGTTTTATTGAAATGAAAGATCACCCAGGAGCTGTTTGGAAGATAGCACCACAGGGTGTGAAAGAAGAATTTAAAGACGGTGAAGTATATGAGAGACCATTAGCGTTCTTTGAGATGCTAAATGACGCTTGCCGTGAAGTTAAAAGAAAGCATGTAAAGGGAAGCGAAGGTAATGTAGGGCAGTATGTTAAGACTAGCCAATTTACCCGACGAATCATTTTCGATGTAATTAGCACTTATGAGAAAGAAGTGCCAAGAAAAAACAAAGGATAGGTAGTTATGAGTTGGACACTTTCAGTGATGAAGAACAGAATACGTAATTTATGCACACTTCAAGAGCCCTCGCAATTGAGTGAAGCTAATTTACTTGCTTATCTTAACAGGTTTTATACCTGGCAACTACCCAAGGAGATAAAGCCAATCCAACTCAACACTTGGTATGATGTAACGTTAGCCGATGGTGATGAATCATACGACTTAAAGAAGGATTTCTACGATACATATGTGAGATTAGATCCTTTAGCTTATATAAGCAGTACTGAAGGTCGTAAAGACTACCAAATGAGTGTTTATTATAACCTCGAAGATTTTTATGCGATATGGCCAGATGGGCTAGACTATACAGATTCTAGCAATACAGCCAAACCGTCATCAGTCTTGATTTACAACAATCAATTATTATTTAGGAAATGTCCTGACGACACCTATTATTTCTCTATGAAGGCTATTAGAAGGCCTTTAGTCTATGTTAATGAAACTGCTATTACTACAACTGCTAATGAATTTGTCAATGATAAC